ATAGCTGCCCTGGCTGTTCTTCAGCGTGCGGACCGACCCCATCGTGGTGCGGTTCAGCGCCCACTTCGCGTTGCGGGCGTAGGCCGACTTGATGGAGTACTTCAGCTTGAGCATGCCGTTGGCCTGACCGCTGGCATCGGCAATGGTCGCCGCCGAACCGGAGTTCACGGACGACACGCCGGCGTTGGTCATCCAGCCCTCGGGCCTGCCGACCCCGCTGCCAGCCACGACAGCCGCGCCCTCAGCGACCTCGAACTGGTCCGTCGCCTCCCCCTGGATCTCGGCGGCGAGATCGAACGCCGAATCCTCTAGGTTCTGATGCGAGATGTCGATCAGGGCGTACATCTCGTGCGTCGGGATCTCGATCGAGCCCCACTGCAGACCGGTGGTCTCCGTCCGGGTCTGCTGCTCGGCCGTCCATTGTGCCGCGGCGCGGCCGGTACGCTTCGGCTGGATGCGAGACTTGTTGGCGGTGGTCTTCACCGTCACCAATGTCCGCACCGGGGAGATCAGCGTGACCTCCTTGATGATGTCGGCCACGAATTCCGGCGGAGCGAGGTAGCCGCCGGTGACATCGTTGGCGATCGACAGCGACTTGTAGTCGGCCTGGACCTTGTCGATGGCCTTGCGCTGATCCTCGGGCAGGTTCACGAGGCCCACGGTATTGGCGCCGACCACGCCCTTGGCCCAATTCGAGATGAAGGCCTTGCGCTCGGCCTTGTCGCCCTCGCTGCCGGCCAGCGGCCGCTTCAGCTTCAGCTCGAGCTTGTCGAGGACATCGCCCATCTCCTTGGCGCGCTCATCGGCCTTCTTCTGGGCGTCGAGCGCGGTCTGGAGCTTGGTATTGACCTCCTCGAAGCCGGCGAGGTCCTTCTCGATCTTCTTGAGCTTGGCCTCGGTGACGGCGTCGGCCGCGCCCTTCTCGACGATCTGCTTGACGCGATCGTCGTTGGTCTTCTTGTACTCCTCGAAGGCGGTCATCAGGGGGTTGACGATTCCCTTGACCTCCTTGAGGACCTCCTGGACCACGGCCGAGGAGGCGTCCTTGTGCTCGAGCGTGCGCAGTGCGCCGCGCTCGCGGCGGTTCATCATGTGCATGGTTGGGTTCCTGTGATCAGGCGTTGCGGAAAATGCCGGCTGCCCGCTCCCGCAGGTCCGCCAGCGCACCGGCCACGCCGCCCTCATCCCGAGGGGTCGGATTGGCTTTGAAGCCACCGGAGGCAATCGCCTTCGCGGCAGCAATCGAGAACCCGCCTTCATCCCGAAGGAAGGCCTCGAAATCGCGGATGGTCTTGATGTTGGAGGCCGCCTTGGCCTCCTCGATGAGGGCGTCGCCGTTCATGCCGAACAGCACCGGCCCGACCTCGTAGAGATCGAGGGCGCGGATCGTGCGGTAGGGCTCGCCTTCCTTGGTCCCATAGATGACGTCGGTGGCGACATAGGTGATCGACATCGCGTCGATGGCGCCGGCCTGCATGCCTTCGTAGATCGTGGCGCCGCGGTCGGTATTGAGCGCGATCAGCTGGCCCTTCACCGCAAGGCCGCGATCGTCCTCCTCCATGCTCGACCAGACGCCGATCGGCAGCATGTCGTCGGCGTCATCACCGAGACCGTGCTGCCACAGCATCTTGGGCAGCTTGCCCATGGCTTTCCATTCGCCGAGCGTCTCCGTGAAGGCGCCGGGCATGATGACGTCGCCGCCCAAATCCTCGTTGTTGAAGACGGCGCCATAGCCCGAAAAGGTGCCCGGCGGGTCCGACTTGTCCGTCGAGAACTTCACTTCGGTCAGCCAGACGTTGCGGCGCACCTTGGTCTGGAGGCCGTCCTTGCGTTCGAGCAGCATCGCTAGTCTCCCAGCGTGGTCAGCACGTCATTGAGTTGGTCGCGGGCGCCGACGATGCGGCGCTCGTTGGCGGACGACAGGACGCGGCCGATCTTCAGTTCGAGCGCGCGGTCATCGATCGGCGGGCCGCCGTTGTGGCCGAGCACGGCCTTCACAGCAGAGGTGACATCGTTCGCTAGCGCATCGCGTTCGGCCTGAGTGCCCATGTTGAGTGGCAACAGAGGCTGGTCGAGACCGTCGAGCGGGTTCAAGTCCTCGAGGCGACGGGCCTCGTTGCGGGTCAGCCAGCCGTTGACGATGCCGGAGGCGTAGAACTCGGCGCGGGTCTTGTTGTCGCCGCGGAGGAGGCCCTGCAGCGAGAACTTGGCGAAGAGATCGTCCTCATCGGGGAAGAGATCGCGGGCGAGTGCCTGTTCCCAATTCTCGACCCAGGGCGTGAGGGTGTGGACGACATGGGCGAGGAAGAAGGCCTCGGCCGAGGCGAAGGTCGCCGTCTTGTCGGTGTGCCCGATCATCTGCGGGAACACGTTGAAGAAGCGGCAAATCTCCTCGATTTGAAAGCGGCGGGTATTATGCGTCACGAGACCGTTCGTGACATGCGTGTGCACGCCTTCTACCTCGATCCCAATCGTCTCCCCGATGCCGATTTCCTCCACTGACTTGACCCGGTCATAGAGGAAATTTTCAGGCCGATATTTGGACGCCGGAAGATCCGCCATTGCGGCGAGACGCGCACGCTTCTCCGCATGATTTGGCTTCAGCAAGCCAGCTAGCGTCCGTAGTTGACTGGCCCCATATACGACGAGCTGCCAAGACGGCAGAGAGTTGCACTCAATGCCACACACATTGCGGCGCCCGCCATTGCCAACCCTATAAATCGATGCCTGCACCCCAAGCATTGCCAGCATATGCTGGCAATCGTCGAGAAGTTCGCGTGAGACGCTCGACCATGAGACCAGTCTATTACGCGACTCTAATCCGGTGACCGTCCCGTCTGTATCAAGGTACCCGGACAAGAACCCGCACCACGCCTGTGCGCCGCCGCCGAGTATGAGGTCAGGTGCGCGCTTGTGTTGCGCCTTTCTGCCTACGACGCCCGCGCGGTTGAATAGCGCACGCAACGGGCCACCTTTGCGCCCCACGCCGCCGGTGCGGATATGGAAATCCTGCTGGCGGCTTGTCGACTGCACGAGGCTTCCGCCGAAATGCTCGACGACCTCCGTCGCCTTGGCGATTACGCCCGTCTCCGTTATCGACAAAGAACAGCCCGCCCCCTTCCGAAAATAGCCGTTGCCAACAGACGCGCCGAGAAGCCAAGCCGTATCGAAGTCCACAGCAGAATGCTGCGGCACAACGTTACCCAAGCCGACGCGAAGATAATTACCCGCCTTTAGGTTGCCGGCATGAAGCCATTTCGGCGCGGCGTCGTTTGGCCGACCACCAGCCGTCCGCAGAGACCGCAGCGCCAAAAACGGATGATCCGAGGAAACGGTGATTGAGCGGCCTCGCGCCGTCGTCACCTTGATAAGTCTCTTCGGCGGAGGGCGACCGACGAAAGACACTTTCGCACGCACGGGGCCGTGCGCCCATGCAACGACCTCATCCCCAACGATCACGTGTTCGACGGGCTTCCGGCTCCCATCCGCCATCGATACGAGCGTGCCGGGCACCATGCATTCCAGGTGCTGTGCATCGACGCCCGTCATCGCGAAGGGCTGCCATGACGCATCCATGTCGAGCACGGCCGTGCGGAACTTGTTGCGAATTCCCTCCTGGTAGGCCGTCCAGTCCGCCTTGAGCCTTTGTCGGGACGGCTCGTCGAGGGCGCCCTTGATCGACAGAACGCCGCCGGGTTGTGCGCCGTTGGCGAACAGCGCCGAATGCGTCATCTCGGTCGCGATGCCAAGACCGATGGCCTCGCGCGCGATATGCAATGCGTTGAGATCGCCGGCGACACCCCATGTCGGTCCACGGAGGATGAAGAGTTGATCGGAACTGAGCTCGGTGCCGTCGGAAAGGCGAGCCGTGTAGGTCCAATCCTTCTGCTGCTGCAGCGTGAAGCGGCCCGGCACCAGCGGGATCAGTTCCTTCGGCTTGCCGCGCGCCTTGCCGATGTAGGCCACAGCCACATCGAGCAGGCCGGCATGGAACATCATCATCTGCCGGAACTCGAACGAGGTCATGAAGTCGTTCGGCCGGCGGTAGATCAGGCGAAAGACCGGGTGATCCTTGGCGAGGGTCTTCTCCTCGGTGTTGGGATCCTCGCGGTAGAGACGAAGCGGTACCTGGGCGATGCCGTTGGAGAGCACCCTGAGACAGGCGAACACCGTCGAGACGCGGAGCGCGGAATCGACGTTGACCGAGACGCCGGCACCCGATCGCGGCTCGCCGAGGAGGCGATCCCATGTCAGGGCCGAGGCGTCGGTGAGCTTGCCCTGCACCCGGCCGAGGCCCGATGCGATGGCCCCGAACAGGCCGCCGCGGCTCATCAGGGCGCCTTGGGAGCAAGAGCCAGCGCCAACGCGCCGACGACGAGCAGCAGACCTCCCGTGATGAAGCCGGCCGGCGGATAGATCATCCATGCGCCGTAGGCGATGGCGCCGATACCAGCCAGACCGGCGAGATCGCGCAAGAGATTGGGCACCGCGGCCGCGACTCGACGCGCCGCAATGGCGAGAGCCTTCATCATGGAGTGCTCCTCAGAGGACCAGAAGGCCGCTCGATTGCAGATAGGACTTTGCGGGCGGCATGGGGTTGGTCCCCATCAGCCAGGCCGCATCGAACATCGCCATGACGGGATCGATCTTGGCGTCGCCAGCATTCTGCTTCGTCGCCCGAATCGCTGTTGCCGTCGGCTCGATCTTCAGGTTCGCGACGCACCATTCCATCAGCTTCGATGGAGCGTGCCTCAGCGTGCCGTTCGCCAGTTTCCGTTCCGTGCCCTTGATCGCGTTCATCAGGGCGTAGCCCTGCGGAGCACCCCAGAGCAGTTTGCTCTCCACGGTGAGGCCGATCTCGGCGAGGGCGTCGACAAACTCGGTAAGGCCGGCGGGATCGACGGCTACGCCACCGAGGATTCCTCGGTTTTTGATGTCGTCAATGATCTCGATGATCGCGGAGACGTCGTCCAACTCGTCATCGACGATGGTCAGTTCGCCGGCTTTCTCGAAGTCCCGAAGGACCGAGGCGATTGACTTGCGTCGCTCCAGAACACCCTTGTGGCACCAGGCCCGCGACCACGACAGCCAGTGCTTGGTCTCGCGGCAGCGGCCGAGCAC